ACTTAATTCTGTATCAGGATGTCTTTTAAACAATTTACTCATGAATATATTGAGTGTGAAAATTATGGTGGAGCAAAGCTCATTGTTGGTGAGCCATATTGGGTTCCATCTAAGAAAGTGTTTGTTCCTAAACCTGTAGTTCTACAAGTCAAACCAAAGAAAACAGAGTTTGAACATCCATTTGATTCTGATTCTGACGATGATTTGGAAGAGAAACAAGCCATTCTCGCAGTTCATAATCTTAAAAATCCTGATGCATCATTGAAAGAAGATGAAAAGAAAACTGAAATTGGAGATAAGAAGGTAATGCAAAAACCTCCTCTGGTCATTGACAATTCCGGTGTTCATGCACGTGAAAATGAAAATGCTGCTCTCGGAAATATCAATGTTCATAAGAGGTTACCTGCTGAGTGGATGCTTGATAATGACCATGGTGTGGAAAGGAAAATTAAAAAATCCTTGTTACCGTATAAACATAAAGAAAAGATTTTGAGTAATCAAGTTTGGTGGGATTTGGTTCCACCAGATTATTGTGGTTGCAAGGATTGTGCTGATCAGTGTAAAATGTTTGATTATCCTACTGTTGCTATTCCGTATTATTTGAAACCCAATGAGGTAAAGAAATTCATTGAAATTTTTAAACGATTACCACATTGTGTGCCAGAACACCACGACCATGCATTGGCAGCTGCGGTTCGACATCATGCTCAATTGAATGTTGAAAATTACATTTATGCTAAGAAGTTGAGTATTGTCGATATTTACGGTTCATGCCGTTTACCATCTGCAACTAAATGGTGTAAAATGCCGCTTATTACTGCTGCTGATTATCAGAGGGTTGTGCCATCAAATGATAGATGGTGCCGTTGTGAATACGAATGTGTACATTCTGCCCCTGATGTTGGATTATTTGTTGATGTTGTTTACTATTTGACACCCATGCAAATTGCGTCACATTGCATAAACACTGGAAAATGCATGGTGTATAGTCTTCATCATTCTATGCAAACCACCACAGGTTCTAGTTTAGCTGGAACTTATCGTTGGACAACAGAGTATGCTAATAATCAATCTTATTTGCATGTTTCCATCGGTCCTGAAGGTACTGAGAATCGATATACTCATCCTGACTTATCCTGGCTTACAACAGGTAAGTGGTCTGTGCCTGGAGGAACTTTGACTTATGTTAGCAAAGGTTCTTTTGGTCCCATGTCCTGGGGAGTATTTCAATATCATTTAGCGAGTACTGGTGCTAAATTTTTAGAGCGTCAGACGACTAACGGAAATTTTATTGAGATCGAATCTTATGTATATGATGCACATTCTTTTAAGGACGGATGGCAAGATATGTTGCTCAATGTCACTGAATTTTTGGGTTTGAAAACGAAGTATGAACCAATTACAGTGAAAGTGCCCGCTGACTTGTTTGCTTACCTAGCGCGAACAGCAATGTTTATCCCTGAGAGGGAAAAAGCAGTACCTTTAATGTTATCAGCTGCAAAGCGTTGGTTTAATCAAGCTGAAGCTAAAGGTATTAAGATATCACCTATCGAATTTGCCAAATATTTACCACATTGTATTTGTGCTGCACTTGTCACCACATTACCTGATGAAATTGGAGCCATGCATTATCATATGTATGGTAATGATTTATTGCAACCAGGTTTGTGGCGTCGTAATCCCCATCGCATTGTGCGAATTTGTTTAACTGGTGGAGCAGCTTTATTTGGATTTTTGTTGGTTACACATCATATCGGTTTTTCATTGGCATTTGGAGTTTTGGCCGCTTTTGGCTTATCCGGTGCAACAGGAGCCGCTATGTGGTACTATGGTGATCGTATTTTTGGCGAACGTAAACCACAGCCTTATCGTAGATATGTCGCTACTTGTTTAGGACTAGATCAAGTTGACTGGCCTAAGCATGTTGAGGATGATTTCCCACTTGCTAATGCAGAACAACTACCGTGTCTTAAAGGATTTACCGACGATTTATGTGGTGTTGGTTACGGTCGTGACATTGCTGCGTCACGTTTTTCGAAATGTATTGTTGAGTGTAAATGTCTTGCTAAAGAGATGAGACCACCGGAAATCGCATCATTTTTTGTTACTAGTGCTTATACACCATTGGCGTTTACCAATTGCACTTGTAATGTCTATGCTGCACTTCGAATGCGGTGGATGCGACAGATCCGGCCCCAAAATCGTGAATTATGGTCTATTGAATATGCTACTATGATTGATAAATTAACACCATTTTTGAAGTTTGAGGATTTGGGAGCCGACATTACACCTGAATACATTGATCATTGGCTGTCCCGATATCACCTTGCCAAACAAGAACGTTTGAAATTATCACGTTTTGATTCAAAAACTAAATTTGATCGTGATAAAAGTAAATTCTTTTGTAAACGTGAACTTCTTACTAAAGAGCAAAGTGATATAAAAGAACCAGACACCTCTTGGAAACCACGTGGTATAAATGCAAAAGATCCTGGTCATCAAATGATTACTGGACCTTCTATGCACCGTATTGCCGATCACTTAGTTGATCGTTTTGATGGACAGAGAACTGGTTTTATATATGCTTGTAAACGCAGCCCTGATGAGGTTGGTGTCTTATTGCAAAAATCCCTTTTAGATAAAGGGTTATCATTAGGGTCACAAGCTGTTGAGTGTGATTTAAAAATGTGCGAAACTACTATGCGTGGTTATTTTATTGATTTAGAGAATGCCATTTATAAGAATTTTGGCATATCTGAGAAAGTACGACACACTCTTTTTAAAAAAAATGAAAATCATGGGACTGATTTTTCAAATAGTATCCATTACTCAACTGGTCAATGTCGTGAGTCGGGGGCTACTAACACAAGTGTTGGTAATACCATTGTTTATGCCTCCATTTTGTACTTAGGAATGCTTTATGCTTTGATTGACCCAAATCATGTTGTTGTAGTGATAGGAGGTGATGACTGTGTGCTATATTATGATGAAAAGAAAATTAGTGAGGATGCTCTTAAAGCATTGTTCCATTATGTTTCCCAAATGGGTTTGGAACCAGAATTAATTTATCATAAGGTAGCTGTCCGTGCGCGATTTTATAGTGGTTACTTCTTGCCTTTTGGTGTTAGAGATAGTGATGACGACACAGTTTATTGCCATGTTCCTATGATTGGTAAGGCTGCCGTAAAATCCGGTACTATGATTGAGAAACCCGGATTGGATCCTTGGCGATGGCTTTTGGATACTGCCACCCAACGTAAGATCTCTTGGGCTCATATACCCGTATTACGTGCTATACCTGATGGTTTCTTATCAGCTTTTAAAAATCGACCTGTTCCTGCGAAGAAACCTGCCAATGTTAAATTGTTAGATTCTTGGGATGATTATAATTTTGAAAAACCACTCAAGAAACTTTATGCCAATGATGAGACTTATCATGCCTTAGGAATTGTCTATGATGTCACCGAGCAAACCATTAGAGATTTGGATTCTACATTAGTTTCTTTCTTTTTGGGTGATTGGATAGGTAAGTCCTTTGACAATCCAGTTTTGAAGTCGTTTTATGCCATTGATACCAATACTTCCGATTGGGAGATGGTACCACGGGTGTAAAACGCTCAGTTTTCGGCGCCAACCCTTGAAATGTGGCTTTGCAACCCGGCGCTTTTAGGTGCATCCTTCAATTAAAATGTTTAGAGTTTTGTGTTACGGTATTTCATTTAAAATTAAAAATATGTCTTTTAATATACCGTTCAAATTTTATGGTAATTATTGTGGACCAGGTTATTCTCAGGGCGAGTTTGCCAAATTTGATGAGTCCAAGAATAACCCTGTTGATGAATTTGATTCGACTTGTCGTGAACATGATCGATCTTATGCTCAACAGAGTGGTTATCAGATTGGTCCTGATTGGCGATTTTTTAAAAAGAACTTTGGTAAAGATTTTAAACGTACTGTTGCCGCCACTGGTGTTCTCTTGAATCCCTTTAAAATGTCTGGCGACACTGGTATTGGAAAGTTCATAAATTTTGCCAATGTAGCTAAGGGTTTGAGTTATTTTATGCCGGGCTGTGAAGAAGCTGGTTGTCCTGGAAGTGGTCGTAATGACAAAGGACAAGGACCTAATGGCAAAAAACAACCCAAAACTAGACGGGGTAAAAATAAGCGTCAAATACGTAAGAATAAACGACAAAACGCTGGTAGAAAACCCCCATTTAATGGCAGAATGCAGAAATCAGGAGGTTATTTTCAACCCGTTTCTGCTCCTGCTACCAAATCCATTACTATTGGATCGTTAAATGCTTCATCTGGGAGTATTGTTGTCCGTAGATTTGAAATGATGTTTCAATTTGTTAGCATTGTTGCTAATGATTTTAACATTGTATCAATGACTATTAATCCTGGTGATGTGTCTACTTTTCCCTGGCTATCTATTTTGTCTCAAGCGTATGACAGGTATGAAGTTTTAGAAATGCAATTTATTTATCGACCCACGTGCTCATCATCTAATGCTGGTACATTAGCCTTGGGTTTTGATTTTGATGCTGACGACTTGCAACCTGTTAACATGCGTTCCATGGCAAATCAAGAGGGGTTCGTTACTGGCCCGGTTTGGGAACCACTCGGTTTAACATTGTCTAAACGAGATGTGCGTACCCGTCGAGGCTTGTACGTTAGTGGAGCAATACCACCTACTGGCACTGATATTAAAACTTATCATTTGGGTATTCTCAATTTAGCTTGCCAAGGTGTTGCTGCTGCTACCACATTGGGTGATCTTTATGTTAATTATGTTGTACGTCTACATTCCCCTTGTGAACCTACCCCACCTCCATCTACTTACATTATTGCTACAACTGGTGTTGCACCGGCAACGCCAATGGGCACTGGAGGTACGCGTCAATTACCATTGAAAGATTTGTGTCAACAACCACCTGGAATTTGTTACCCTGTTAGTGGTAATGAGCGATATTATATTTATTCTACCAATTGGTATATGATAACATTTTCCAATATTGGCACTACTTTTACTGCTACTGGTGGCATTAATGTGGCATTAAACACTGGTATTTATTCTAATGATCAAATACAACCATATTTTACTGGTGGTATTAATTCCACTGCAACTCAGGTCACTGCTATGTATGTTGGTTATTTAACCGCTGGCAATTATTTGACCTTTCTCAGCAATGTTGCTGGTTGTGCCACTTTAACCACTAGTTATTTGGTTATGTCCATCATTGATCCTGCCATCGGAGGTATTTACCTCGATGAATTGGCTGCGGATGGTGGAATTCTTATTTAATTAATTGAAGGATTATTTTTCTCTCTTTTTGTTTCAAAACACTTGCGTTATAGGTTTCTGATTTTGTGCTAAACTTAACTTTTGGCACTGATACTTTCAGTTTCCGTTGGATAGTTGTACCTATGTATCTAGGTCTCTGCTTTGATAGGCTTCTTGGCCGGCTAGTCTTGCACACCGAAAGCCATTTAGTTTCACTATCATAGTATTATCTGCAACTATTGTCAATCCTCAGGTGTTTTAGTATGTCGGGTTATAATAGACAT